GAAGCAGCAATTATGTGTCTTGCATTGAACATCTACCATGAGGCCCGTGACCAGCCCTTCATTGGGCAGGTTGCGGTAGCCCAAGTGGTGATGAACCGTGTGCGAGATGACAGGTATCCTGATGATGTATGTGAGGTGGTCATGCAAGGCCCGACATATTCATGGAAGCCTGACTTCCCTGTGCGACACCGCTGTCAGTTTAGCTGGTACTGTGATGGCAAGTCAGACAAGACGCCTGACAAGACAGCATGGGAGCAAGCCCTGATGATTGCGCAGGGTGTACACACTGGCAACCTTGATGACTTCGTTGAGGGTGCCACACATTACCATGCAACATATGTCCTGCCCGAATGGGCAGAGAGCAAAGTGCCTGTCGTACAGATAGGTGAACACATATTCTACCGATGGGATTGAGAGGAGACTATATGGATATAATTCTTGGACTAATTATATTTTGTGTCATCGCTTACTTGACTTTGTAGTTTGCTGGTGATATAACAAACCAACAGTTAACGATTACGAGAGGAGAACAACCATGCCTTATGATTTTGCAAACTGGACACCCGAAGACATCGTGCCTGAAGAACTTAACTTTCCGGTGGAGTTTGAACCTACCAAGTACAAGAAGTCTAAGTACGTCATCAATGGTAACACAGGTGATTATCTTGGCATTGTAGGTAAGGGTTTCAAATGCGTTGGACACGGTAACTTCTTTACCCGTGTACACAATGCCATCTCTGATGAACTTGGAGAGGAATACTGCAACAGCATGAACATCAACTATAAGTCTGCACGTAACAATGCGTGGGCAATGATGGACATGACAATGCCAAACGTGCTTCGTAAGATTGAGACAGACAAGCACTCCACCACTATTTCACCACGACTGATCGCTCTACACGGTGTTGATGGTAGCTGCTCAAACATGGTGTTCTTTGGCTCTATCGACTTCTTTTGCACCAACGGTATGGTCACTGGTGACTACGATAAGATCAAAAAGAAGAACACATCCAACTTTGATATCGAAGTGTTTGTAGAGGAATTGCAGGAATCTATGAGTGACTTTTTTGCAACAGCAGACAAGTTCCAGAAGTGGGCAGAGAAAAGTCTGGTCGAGGTTGACGTAAAAGCATTCTTGGAAAAGCTGATGCCAACCAAATCAGAGAAGATGTTTACGTTGTATAATCAAGAGGTTAGTGTGCGTGGTCGCAACCTGTGGTCGCTATACAGTGCCTTCACAAACTATGCGACGTACTCTGATGACCGTAACGGTTTTCATCTGCGCACCACTCACAATGATACAGAGGCGATGTCCATGTGGAAACGTGAGCAGCAAGTTTCCAAGTGGGTAAGCAGTGACATGTTCCAGCAATTGGCAGCAGCCTGATGCGCAACCCGATTAAATACCTGTGGGAGATGTTTTCCGATTGGGCTGACATCTCCCCATGGCTACCTTGGACAATCAAGAGCAAGGTTTACTTTGTGAATGATTATTTTATGTGGCGCAAAGAACCAAGAGGTGTTCGTTCTACCATCATGGAACCGCAAAGTTCCTTTATCGTAAAAAGACACTACGACAGAGAGGGTTTTGATGCGGATGGTATCGGCGATTATTTTTATACTACGTATGAGTATGAAGACTATTCGTCAGAGCAAGAAATCCTGATGGATTTTAAGAAGAACATCAGACTTGAATCTGGATTGCCACCAAAGCTGAAGACAGTACAAGAATATTGTCAGGAGTTTGGCTTTGAAGTATATGAAAGGAAATACTGATGGAGTTATCAAGTCTGGTGCAGGACTACTATAAGTCCTATGATTACAGGAACTTACGTGATGAAACTAAGAAACAGTATCAATACTTCATCAGCGTAATGCTCAACACTGAGGTGGACGGACAAGTTCTGTCCACTCTCGACTACACATCTTTGCCGACACGTGTTGCAAAAGTTGCCTACAATCAGTGGTGCGAAAAGGGTATCCACATGGCTAATCATGTAATGTCTGCTGCAAGCATTGTGTTCAATCACGGCTTACGCATGGAACTATGCACACTTAATCCTTTCGCTAACGTGCGTAGGAGAGCCGCTGATAGGCGTAAAACAGTTTGGGGTAGGGAAGATGTACAAAAGTTCTTAGACGAAGCCTACAGCGATTTTAGCACCCGTAACATTGGGTTGATTGCGCACATGGCATATGCTTGGTGCCAGAGACTGGGTGACATGCGCACACTACGATGGGACAACATCGACTTTGATGCCAAGACGGTCAAAATGGAGCAATCTAAGCGTAAAGCTGACGTTCATCTACCGATTGACGATGATTTATGCGACATGTTGACGCAACAGCATGATGATTTTGGCTTTCAACCGTACATTGCACCCCGTCCTTATCCAATTAAGGGTGAATACAGGCCATATAGCCTACAAAAACTACCGATGTTTGCACGTAAGGTGATGGACAGGGCTGGATTACCGCAGGAACTGCGACTATCTGACCTGCGACGTACTGGCACAACTGAGATGGTCGAAGCCGGTGTCGGTATGGCACAAATCATGTCGGTTACAGGACATGCAAACCCAGCCTCAGTGAAGCCTTACATGAAAAACACATTGAAGAGTGCAAATTTAGCATTGACGGAGAGAAAAATGCATGATACAAGCATGGTAAGTGCCGCAGAGGAAAGTGATAAACATGTATAGTATATATAACACTTTAAGTGATATAGAAGTTGCTAGTGGAGATACACTAAGAACGGATTGTCCTAATTGTGGTGGTACTAATACATTCACAGTGACCAACGATGCTGGCACTCTTCTGTGGAATTGTTACAAGGCTTCCTGTAACGTCAAAGGCACTGGCCGTGTATCCATGACTGCTGATGATGTTATGTCGTATCTCAATGGTAAGTCACAAAAAGCTGAACATGAATTTGATATGCCTGAGTATGTCATCCCGTATGATTGGAACGTGCATGAGTGGGCATGGGAAATATACGGCCTTGATTCGGAGCAGCTTGGCTTGCTGTACGATGTCAAAGAAAATCGTGCTGTCTTTCCGATAAAACGTAACGGCGTTACAATTGATGCAACTGGCCGTGCTTTGGGAAGGAATAAGCCAAAGTGGAAAAGATATGGAAAAAGTGGCTTGCCATACACACATGGGTGTGGTAGTGTCGCTGTTGTTGTTGAGGACTGCGTGAGTGCTGCTGTAGTTGGCAATGGTTCCTTTGTTGGGGTTGCGCTTCTTGGGACTTCTCTTCTTGAAACGCATAAAGGATTTCTTTCGCAGTTCTCAACAGCAGTCATTGCATTGGACCCCGATGCCCTGACAAAAGGAATACAGATGAGCAAAGAACTTAGAGGGTACGTGAACGATGTTCGTATCCTTCGTCTACAAGACGATCTCAAATATCGTAACCCAACAGATATGGAGAAGCTAAATGGAATTATCACTGGTTAGAAGTTTGATGGACAAGGAGTTCTACGATGACCATCGTGGTGCAAGATGTCCTGATAGACTGTTCAGCAAAGATGTACAGAAGATTAAAAAGACAATTGACGTGGCTATGGATCGCTACAGCAGGACAGTAACACCAGACGAGGTTGAAGCACTGTTCTTGTCCAACAACCCTGCTATGACAACGGCAGAGAAAGACATTTTCAAAAGCATATTCACCAAGGTAAAACGTGAGCAGCCTATGGGTGGTGACGTGGCACAAGAAGTGCTGTCTAAGCTATTCCAGAAGGTTGTGGGCGAAGAGATTGCAACACTTGGTGTTGACTACGTGAATGGTGACAAGTCCACGCTGGAGCCACTGCGCTTGCTGCTAGAGCAATACGGCGAAGACTTCACACCTAATTTGAATATCGAATGGGAAGACATAGACATTGAAACTCTACTTGACCGAAATGATCTTGAGGCACGTTGGGAGTTCAATATTGCGCCACTTGCCCGTAAGGTTCCCGGTGTTAATGCTGGTCATCTCATTGAGATTGGCGCACGGCCAAACACAGGTAAGACATCGTTCCATGCCAGTTTGATTGCCAGTCCCGGTGGTTTTGCACATCAGGGTGCTAATTGTATCATCTTGTGTAACGAGGAAGGATACCATCGTGTTGGCGCACGTTACCTGACAGCAGCTACTGGTATGACTATGCAGGAGATCAAGAAGAACCCTAGTAAGGCACGTGACCTGTATGCTCCCGTAAAGGAACGCATCAAGATCAAGGATGCTACTGGCCGTGACATGGCGTGGGTGGAAAGCATCTGCAAAACATACAAGCCTGACATCGTGCTGCTAGACATGGGTGATAAGTTTGCCCGTACCAGTGGATTTGCACGTACAGACGAAGCATTGAAGGCTAACGCTATCCATGCTCGTATGATTGCAAAGCAGTACGAATGTTCTGTTTTCTACATGTCTCAGCTTAGTGCAGAGGCGGAGGGGAAAATTTATCTCAACCAAAGTATGATGGAAGGTTCCCGTACAGGTAAAGCAGCAGAAGCTGACTTAATGATCCTGATTGCAAAGAACCCCGTCGTGCAAGATGATCAAGAGGAGGATACGGAAAGACATATCAACATTGTGAAAAACAAGTTGACAGGTGTACACACAGTGGTACACTGCCATTTGGAAAATCAAACAGCGAGGTATACAGCATGATACGTAAAAAATTTAATCCGGGTGACTATGCCCTGTATGATCAGAAAGCTAAAGACAAAACTACAGAGTATCTTCAGAGCAAGGGATACAATGTGGTGGAGCATCCTAATCGTTATGCACAAGACCTTATTGCTAAGTCAGAGATGAATGAGTTTATGGTTGAGTGCGAGGTAAAGGTTCTTTGGGATACGGATGATTTTCCTTTTCCTAGTGTCCAATTGCCAGAGCGTAAGAGTAAGTTCCTAAACGAACGGACACTATTTTTTATCTGGAACAAGGGTCTCACTCGTGCCTTTACCTTCTGGTCAGACGATGTTAAGAAACTTACTCCGGTAGAAGTACCCAACAAGCGTGTACGCAGGGGCGAATACTTTTATCAAATCCCACTTGATATGACAGAGATGGTAGAGGGCTGACATGAAACTTACTCTTGATGTAGAAAACACAGTTACCACACGTGATGGCAAGAAACACCTAGACCCGTTTGAGCCAACCAATAGTCTCACGATGGTAGGGGTGTTAACTGATCAAGGTGTCTGTGTGACCTTTCCATTTGATCATTCAGAGGAAGATACTTCTACCCATTACCATGAAAGAGTTCAGTGGTTTTTAGACCAAGCCACTGTTCTCATTATGCACAACGCAGTGCATGACCTGCTTTGGCTATGGGAGTCTGGCTTCAAATATGATGGTCCTGTATTTGACACAATGTTAACTGAGTATGTTTTGCTTCGTGGTATCAAAGAACCTCTGTCTCTTGAAGCATGTGCAGAGAGGTATGACCTTGCCACGAAGAAGCAGGATACTTTGAAAGAGTATTTTAAAAAGGGGTACACCACACGGGACATACCATACAATGAACTTGCCGAATATTGCGTAGCTGATATTGAGGCAACACAACAGTTGTCTGACAAGCTGTATTACCGTCTTAATACACAGAAGGATAGCAGCTTGATGCGCACTGTCGAACTAACGAATCAAGTGGCCGTGTGTTTAGCACGTATTTATCAGCGTGGATTTACAGTGGATTTGGAAGCACTAGAAGAAGTACGTAAGGAGTTTGAGAACGAGCGTGATCAGCTTACAGTGGAGTTACAATCCCATGTGCGTAAGCTAATGGGTGACACACCTATCAACCTCAATAGCCCAGAGCAGCTTTCTTGGGTAGTCTATAGTCGTAAGGTAAAAGATAAACAGCATTGGGCTGAGTCAATTGACCCTTATATGGATGATGCAGATTTCCGTAGTTTGGTAGCAGGTGGCACTGAGTTCTTATCCAGAACAAAAGCAGAACAGTGTCGCACATGCAGGGGTTCTGGTCAGATACGTAAAACAAAAAAGGATGGCACTCCGTTTGCCAAGACAAACAAGTGTCCTGATTGTGGTGGGGCTGGGTACAATTTTATATCAACTGGCAAACGTGCTGGACTAAAGTTCAAGCCACCTTCAGCTAAATGGGCTAGTGCTAATGGATTTAGCACAAGTAAGCAGAACCTAGAAAAGCTAGAACAAGTAGCTACTGTCAAAGGATTGACAGATGCAGCAGACTTCTTGTCAAAAGTACGACGACTATCTGCGGTGGATACATACCTGTCATCGTTTGTTGATGGTATACGTATGTATACGAAACCGGATGGCAAACTGCATGTGAGATTAAATCAGCACACAACATCTACCGGTCGTTTCTCTGGTGCTAATCCAAACATGCAGAACATGCCACGTGAGAATACTTTCCCTATTAAGAAAGTGTTCATATCTAGGTATGAAAATGGCAAGATTATGGAAGCTGACTTTGCCCAACTTGAATTTAGGGCAGCAGCATTTTTATCACAGGATGGAGTTGCAATTGAAGAAGTATCTACTGGGTTTGATGTACACAGTTACACCGCTAAAGTTATTACCGATGCTGGTCAACCTACGGATCGCCAGACTGCAAAGGCTCACACGTTTGCACCGCTTTATGGCGCAACAGGCTTTGGGAGAACGGCAGCGGAAGCTGAATACTACACACACTTCACGGAGAAATATAAAGGCATCGCAAATTGGCATTCCCGATTGGCTAAAGAGGCTATAGAGACAGGTATGATAACTACTCCCACAGGTAGGCAGTTCTCATTCCCCAATGTTCAGAGGAAGGCTAATGGTCGTGTGTCTTACTTTACACAGATCAAGAACTATCCTGTGCAGTCTTTTGCCACAGCCGACATTGTACCAGTGGTGCTGTTGCACATGGAAGAAATGCTTGACGGGATGCAATCATGTATTGTAAACTCTGTACACGATAGCATTGTTATTGATATTCACCCGGATGAAGAAAGGGCTGTTTTGGAAATTATTGAAAACACAAACAACGAATTAGATATGTTGATCGCAATGAGGTGGGGCATCAAAATGAATGTACCATTTATTCTTGAAGCAAAAATTGGTCCTAACTGGCTTGACACAAAAGACGTTGCGTGATATAACTATGTCTCTTGAACCTAAAGAAAGGAAAAATGTATGACACAACTTACAACTATCGACACTAACAACTATGCGGCAATGGCTGAACTAACGGGCATTGCTAGTGAAGGAAAGGGCGGAAAGGGAAGCACTCTGGCACGTATGCGTATCAATCACTCACCTATTCTGGGTGATGAATCTATCCTTGTAAAAGGTGGTACGTATAAGCTGGATATCCCTGATGGCCCAACTTACTATTCGCCATCAATTAAAGTTCGCATCTTCATGCAGCGTTTTATGTATAAGCGTTGGACTTCTGATGGTTTTGTAAAAACTCTTATGGCTAACAATCTTGAGGTTGATCTGAAGGATAATTTCGGTGGCTTCAATTGCGGTAAGCCAGCAGGGTACATCAAGGACTTCAAGGCACTTAAACCTGCACTGCAAGAACTAATCAAGCAAACAAAGCGTGTAAGGGCAGTATTCGGTACAGTGGAAATGTCTAACACCGTGGATGAAAAAGGTAAGAAGGTTTCAGTGGAACCAACTCCTTTTATCTGGGAGATTGACAATCGTGAAGCCTTTGATGAATTGGGGAACACCTTTAAGCAACTTGCTAAGATGCAGCGTCTTCCAATGCAGCATCCCATCACGTTGAATACTGATGAACGCAAGCTGCAAACAGGTGGAAAGTATTACGTTCCTGTTTCCTCACTTGATCTGACTACTACTATGGAAATGGATAGTGCAGATCAGGAACTCGCAGGAGACTTCCTCTCGTGGATTGAAAACTACAATAGTTATATCACCAACGCTTGGGCTGAAAAGAAGGCATCCCAGATGATGGATGAAGAAGACAATGACATTGTAGACGATCTTGTAGAAATCGAAGTAGATGAAGAGGTAGCGTAATGAACCACCCTGCTGAACTGGCGTTGCACCAATACATGGAAAATGCTGCTAGTGGTAAGTCTACGATGTCTTCGGAGACTATCCAGCAAGTAAGTCTTGATGTAGCGGCTGCACTTGGACGCCAGTTTGGTGGGGGCAACAAGCGAGGTGAGTTTGGTTTGCGTATGTCAAACGTAGGCAGACCGACTTGCCAGCTTTGGTTTGAGAAGAACGAACCAGAGAAGGCATTGCCCCTTCCAACCACATTCGTAATGAACATGATGCTTGGAGACATCGTTGAGGCTGTCTTCAAAGGTCTTCTGAAAGAAGCAGGAGTACAGTATGAAGACGATGCAAAGGTTACGCTCCAGCTTGATGATGATACATCCATCTCTGGCACCTATGATATTGTTATTGACGGTGCTGTTGATGATATCAAGTCAGCATCTAATTGGTCGTATACTAACAAGTTTGAATCCTTCGACACTCTTAGACAGGGTGATGCTTTCGGGTATGTAGCACAGCTTGCTGGCTATGCGAAGGCTGCAGACAAACGGGCTGGTGGATGGTGGGTAGTAAACAAAGCCAACGGCGAGTTTAAGTATGTACCAGCTACAGGTCTTGACATTAAGCAGGAAGTAAACAATATTAAGCAGACGGCAGCGACTATACAGGAGAACAGGTTTGAGCGTTGCTTCGATGCTGTGCCTGAGAAGTTTCGTGGCAAGGAGACAGGTAACATGGTTCTTGGAACTGAGTGTGGCTTCTGCCGCTACAGATTTTCTTGCTGGCCTAATATACAGGAGCGTCCTGCTGTCATGTCACAGGCAAAGCAACCTAAGACGGTTGCGTATGTATCACTAACAGAGGAGTATATAAATGGATGATGTATATGATATCGAAACTCTCGCAGAAGAGATCAAAGTTACTGAACGCAAACTTAGCGACTTGCGTCAGGAATATCGTGAACGAAAAACTGCTGGCCTTCGTGCGGCTCTTGAAGCACGTAAGGAAGCGGACAGGATGATCCGTGAAGAGATGAAGGGACTAGACCCTCAGTCATCCTACATCACGTGGAAAAGTGTAGGCGGTCTTGCCTAATCACGCAGCATTCCGTGCAGCACGGAAGTATGGATATAGGAGTGGACTTGAACACAAGCTGTCTGTATACCTAGATGAACTATCTGTCTCGTATCTCTACGAGAAGATCAAGATCGAATGGGAAGACCTTGCATACCGCACCTATACTCCAGACTTCGTGCTGGATAACGGTATCATCATTGAGACAAAGGGTATGTTCACTGCGGCTGACAGGCGCAAGCATCTTGCAATCAAGAAGCAGCACCCCAAGCTGGACATACGCTTTGTCTTTGAGAACAGCAGACGTAAGCTGCGCAAAGGAGCAAAGTCTACTTACGCAGAGTGGTGCATCAAGTACGGGTTCAAATACTATGACCGCATCATTCCAGAAGATTGGCTTAAAGAGAAAGGCAAGAACAAGCATCCCAAGTTTATCAAGTTCAGTGGAACTAAAGTGAAGAGGAGATACAAATGAATGAAGATCAGATAGAAGACGAGGATTTTGTAATCCGTGTAAGGCCGTTCACACAAGGCGAGGATTGGACAGGTGAGATTGATATCTCCATTATCTCTTCACCTGCTAACACACTTAACGATGAAAGTTATGGGCAGCTTATGCACTTCTGTAAGATGATGTGTTCGACTGTGCCTTTAATGGAGAAAGATGAAGATTTGCGTAACTTAGTACATAATTATGTGCTGGAAATCGTTGACAACGAACCTGAAGATATGATAGAACAGGACGATCAAGATGTCATCGTAACTCACGGCGACGGTAATGTAGTGCGCCTAGAGTTTGGCAGCAAAACAAAGGGGAGTGCATGATGCGCCACGAGGCGTACATGCGAATGAGAATGAAAGAGTTACAACCAGTTACACCAGAAGAGGAGAGACTTATGGATGAGTTCTATTCAAAGCAGGGTAAACAAGCGGACATGGTAAACTCTCCGCCCCATTACAACAAGGCTGGCATTGAGTGTATTGACGCCATCGCTGCAGCTACGGGTGATGGTTATGAGCATTACCTACAGGGGAATATTATGAAGTACCTGTGGCGTTATCGCTACAAGAATGGATCAGAAGATTTGAAGAAAGCGCAGTGGTATCTATCCAAGTTGATAGAGGAAGTAGAAGGCTGCTATGATGAAAGTTAAGGTCTTCATCACAATTGATATTGACCCCGATGAATATCCAATCCCTGCCGATGAAGATGTCGGCACGGAGATTGAGGATGGTATCCGTGAATACTTCTACGATGTAGACGGTGCCGACATACGACACATTAAAACACTAACGGAGTGAGACATGAACAACTATTTACCTACGGACTACCAGAACTTTATCGCCCTTTCACGGTACGCCAGATGGAAGGATGACGAACAGCGTCGTGAGACTTGGGGTGAGACAGTCGCACGATACTTTGATTATATGAGCAAGCATCTTAAAGCCAAGCACAAGTATGTCCTGTCGGATGAACTACGTGCTGAACTTGAGATGTCCGTGCTTAACCAAGACATCATGCCAAGCATGAGAGCATTGATGACCGCCGGTCCCGCACTAGACAGATGTCACGTCGGTGGTTACAACTGCTCCTACGTACCAGTGGATAGTCCTCGTGCCTTTGACGAGACAATGTATATCCTCATGTGCGGCACTGGTGTAGGCTTTTCTGTGGAGCGTCACCACACAGAGAAGCTGCCTATCGTCAACGAAGATATGCATGACACAACGACTGTCATCAAGGTTGGCGACTCACGTCCGGGCTGGGCCAAATCTCTGCGTGAACTCGTCTCTCTCCTTTACGCAGGGCAAGTACCACAATGGGACACGTCAGAGGTTCGTCCTGCTGGCGCACGTCTCAAGACTTTTGGTGGT